ATCATTTAGTTGTAGAATATTTAATTAATTTCTTTGCAACTCTTAATGCTTGTTGATGAGAACACCTCCATCGCCATTGGGGTTTTCTTCCTAATCCTTTATTAGCTTTATGATGAATAGTTCCTTCTCCAATTACTTGATGAAAAAAATGTACAGTCTCTAGATGTGTCATAGCGATTTCCATTGCTACATTCCATTTTTTATACTTCTTTCCTTTAACATTATATTGTGCATAGTTAACATTACCTTCTCCATCAAAGAGTCCTGCACACCATCCAATTAATCCTTCTGTTTGTTCGAAACTCATTTTGCCTCTCCCCAACTATTGCCTAATCCATAATCAACTACAAATGGGACCTTAAACTCAATTGAATCCTCCATAGTTTTTTTTATTTGTTTAGCGTGTTTTTCATCTTTTACATTAAAACATAATTCATCATGTATTTGTAAAATAGGTAAGTGGCCTGCATTATAACAATCTAACATTGCTTGTTTAGTTTGATCAGCTGAAGATCCTTGAATTAATCTATTTAAAGCTTTGTAAGTATAAGCTCTTTTAATATTATCTCTTCCATACTTAGCCACGGCATTATCATAAGGCTCAGATTGATGAAGGCCAAAGTCTCTTGTTTCCCATTTATCAAATCTACACTTCCTACCCTTTTTAGTTCTTATTACTCCTTTTTCACTGGCAGTTTGCATACATCTTTCAGATAATAATTTAACAAAAGGAACCTTCCTATTATATTTTAAAATTAAATCCTGTGCTTCTTCTTTAGATAGCCCTAATGATAGAGCTAATTTATTTTTTCCCATTCCATACATTAATCCTAGTCCAATTGTTTTAGCCTGGGTTCTTTCAATTCCTACTAAATCAGCTACTGTTTGATGAAAATCTGCTTGTGAGTTGGCATAAGCCTCTACTAATTCATTTGATCCTTCATAACCATTTCCAATACTAGCAGCATAATGAACCGTCATTCGTGGCTCTTGTTGTGAATAATCAAAGCTCCCCCATTTAGATCCTTCCTCTGGTATAAATAAACTTCTTATCTTAGGACCAAATTCTTTATTTCTAGCTGGAACCTGTTGAAGGTTTGGATTACTCATTGATAATCTTCCTGACACAGTTCCGCCACTATCAGATCTAAGTTGATTTATTTCTGCGTGTATCCTTCCCTTGACCTGGTACTTCATGATAGAAGATAAGAACGTATTATGAAATTTATTAACTTCTCTAGCCTGAACAATCAACTTAGCAATTTTGTGTGGACAATTGATCAACCAGTTTTGGGTAAATGAAGGCTCATCAGATTTTGGGGTACGTGGGTAACTTATCTTTAGTTTATCAAAAGCTATGGCAATCTGGCGTGCTGCCCAAATGTCTATGTCTTTTCCTGATTCTTTTTTTATTGCCAGCAGTATTTCTTTTTCTTGGCTGCTCATTTCTTTTTTTAATTTTTCAGCTAATGCCACTTGTACTCTTACCCCTCGTTGACGCATTTTTATTAATACAGGCAGGAGTTCTTTCTCTAATTCCCAAATAGTAGATAAGCTTTGAGTTTGTAATTCTTGTTTAAATCTTTGCCATAATAAAAGCGTGAGTCGTGCATCTTGTTCAGCATAATGACCAACATGTTCTGCAGGTAACTTCCACATTTCTGCTTTAGGATCTACACCATGAGCAGCAGCAGCTTCTCTAAGATCTGTCTCTGCTTTAATCTCTCCAAGATAATCTACTGATAAACTATTTAAATTGTATTGGTATCTATTCTCATCAATTAATGCAGCGGCTATCATTGTATCAATTATCTCACCCTTAACTTTAATACCTGATGCTTCTAGCCATCCAACATCATACTGAGCATTATGAAAAATTTTAGTACAAGGTAAAGCACAAATCTTTTTCATGTAAGCTTTAACTTGAGCAGGTATCATATTACCTCCTCCTAAATGTCCAAAAGGATAATACCCCTGCCATCCTTCTACTGCTACTGCAAACCCTACTATCTCTCCTTTACCAGTTGCCCAACCAGCTCCAAAGCGAGTACTAATTCCTTCGTCTCTTGTTTCTAAATCAATCGCTATTTCTTTTGCATAAGATAAATCTTTATATTCTGAGGGCGTGGACCACATTGATTTTTTAAAGTTCATAGATAATTGTAAGCTCATAGAACCACCACCAGCATATAAAGAGATAGTAGAACCATTAGTCCTAAAACCGTAAAGATCGTTATAAAGATTCCGTTCATTTATTTCCTTTCACCATATATTTTATTATTGTTGTGTAAGGGTTGAGGTCTGTATCTTTTATACAATGGGATAAACTCATGAACACCACGAGACCCAGAATAATAAAGGTATATTTATTTTTTGTCATTTTTTATAAAATCTATTTCCAAATCACAATAGTGTTTTATTTTTTTTAAATCTTCAATGGCCTTTCCTTTAACTATATATCGGCAGGCATATTTTATTACATTTGCTTGAAAAGGATTTAACCCATTTTTTCTAATAAAGGTCCAAGGTTGAATAATAAAATTTTTATAATGAGATCCACCGATCTGTTTGGTTTCTGGGAATACACTTTTAAATAAATCTTTATTAGTCATTTTTTTCTTGTACATAGATTAAGTAGTCACTACCCAGGGGGTAATTATATTTATAGTCAGTTCTCAATAGATGTAAAGTTCTTTTAGCTCTGGTAGCTCCAGTGTACCAAACTTTTTTTTCATTAATTTTTTCTTCTTTATTTTTAGTATGGAAATGAGAAGGATAGTTTCCTTTTCCATATAACACTACATGATTTGCTTCCCCACCTTTTACAGAATGTATTGTATCAATCGTGATCCGTGGTTCTTTATCCAGTTCCTCTTGACCATATCTCCTTAATAATCTAATGAAGTGTCTAATTTGATTCGGTTTAAAGTTCCGTCTCAATATCCAAAACCAATGTTTATTTTTATTTTCTAATTCTAATCCACACCAGTCTTTTAATTCTTTAAAATCATATTCTTTATAATCAGGCTCTCCTAACCAAAATTTCTCTGATCTATATTCAGGCTTCTCTAACTCTCTTATATATTGATACATGTTTCTTGCTTGTTTCTTATCTATTTTTTTATTATTGCTAATGGCTGTCCAACCTTTAATAGCTTCCCATTGTTTTATATCGAAACATTTTGTGTCCTTGTTATCTTTGTAATAAAGACCTGCATCCTTAGCTAACATTCTTAATTCGTTAACGGCTTTATTTACTCTTCCTAAAATGTACCAATCTTCTTTTAATTCTTCAAAAGGGATTTCTTTAAAGGTTAAATAACTTTTTACATATCCAGTTTTATCTTTGTATCCATAATCTTTTTCTTCACTATCTAATATTCCTCTCCTAATGATTTGAGAAAATTTATAAATAGCTTCTCCGAATCTTCTTGTTTTTCTTAACTTAACTTTTCGGCCAGGAAAAAATGTAGTAAAGTATTTAGGATCAGCCCCATTCCATTTATATATTCCCTGGTCATCATCCCCTGCCAAATAAATTTTATCTACCTTATCTGCCATCTTATAAATAACTGACCATTGAAGAGGAGTACAATCTTGAGCTTCATCAAGAATTAAAACTTTTAATTTAGGAAAGTCTAATCCAATTGCTTTCTCAATCATATCATCAAAATCAATATAAGGTTTTTCTCCGCCATGCTGTTTATAATGTTCATAAGTAGAAATTTTTCTTTGGAAGATAGCTAGGGAATCCTTTTTATAACTTTCTCTTTTATAAGCTTTGTCCGGATCCATTAATAAGTTACGAGCTTTACTATAAATAGCTAAGGACCAATCTTTATATGTGAAGTTATCATCTGCTAATCTAGTATCTGAAGTTTTTATAATTTTAGTTTGTAATGCAAAATCAATTGTACATTGTTTAGGATCAAATACTTCTTCACTGAAGTATCTTCTACAATAAGTATGTAAGGTTTTAAATCGTGCAAAGTCTTCTGATGAATATTCAGGGAAAGCTTCCATAGCT